TGAGTGAACTATCTGAGGCAAAGAAAGATCGAATACTCAATTCTAAACGAGGAAAAGGATTTTTCTATAGTCCAGATACACATGACAAAATTGGCACATTAGTTGCTGGATATCATAAAGAACCTACAGACGGAAGTTATCTAGAAATACATAAACCTGTCAAAGACACAGAAAGAAATAGAAGGCACTACAAGGAAGTAGACGAAAAATCTCTTTGTATGACCTCTACAATGTATAAAGGAGCTGGGAATAACGGAATGACTTTAGTTCCGATTAAGAACCCAGAAAGAGTAAGAGAGACACCTAATTATTGGCAAATGGATGTGAGTGGCAAAGGATATGCCTCACAACAAGATCGTATTCGCAAATTAGACAAACCTTCTAACTCTCTTGCTGCTGGTTCTGCATCGATACCGAAGGTTATGTATGGAGAGTTGCCTGAGAAGTCACAGACAATTAAATCTCAATACTATAAATCTTCTAGAGCAAACTTTGAAAGATTTGGAACATTTCATGCAACTGGAATTAAAAATGAAATGGGTTCGTATCGTAAGTTAACACCGATTGAGTGTGAACGATTACAAACTGTACCAGATAATTACACACAAGGAGTTTCTAATACTCAACGATATAAAATGTTGGGCAATGGGTGGACAGTCGATGTGATTGCCCATATATTAAAAAATATTAATGAAGAAAATAGTCATACCTTACAAACCGAGAGAACTCCAACAGGAGATTCACTCTGGTCTTAAAAGATTTAATGTTCTAGTTTGCCATAGACGATTTGGCAAGACAGTCCTCACAGTTAACGAAATTATCAAGAAGTGTTTACAGAATACACTTCCTAGACCTCGGTATTATTATATAGCACCGACATATAGTATGGCTAAAAGAATAGCTTGGGATTATCTCAAGTATTATACTTCTGTGCTGCCAAACATGGAATATCACGAAACAGAATTAAGAGCTGATCTTCCTAATGGTGGAAGAATACAGTTGTTAGGCTGCGAAAGACCGAATACCCTTAAAGGATTGTATATTGATGGTGTGATCTTAGACGAGGTAGCACAAATGCCTCCTAAGATTTGGACTGAAGTCATTAGACCAGCTTTATCAGACCGGGAAGGTTGGATGATTGCGATTGGAACTCCTACCGGGCATAATGCTTTTTATAATTTATACGACCATGCAAAACATACAGACGGATGGTTCGCTGGAATGTATAAAGCCTCTGAGACCAAGATTATTAAAGAATCAGAATTACTAGAAGCTAAGAAGATGATGCCTCCAGAGATATATGAGGCAGAATATGAATGTAGTTTTGAGTCCAATGCGATTGGTGCTATTTACTCTCAAGGATTGGGTAAATGTGATGAAGAAGGAAGAGTAACAAAGATTCCCTATGACAGCACTATACCTGTTGACACTTTTTGGGATTTGGGTATGGCAGATAAAACTGCGATATGGTTCGTTCAACAAAAAGGCCATTCGATCCATGTTATTGACTATTTTGAAGATTCTGGGGAGAGTTTAGAATACTATTCTTCCATATTACGAGATAGAAACTATGTGTATGATACACATTATTTCCCTCATGATGCCTCTGTTAGAGAACTGGGTACAGGTAAATCTCGACTAGAGATTGCTCAGTCACTAGGTATGGTAACATCCTTAGTACCGAAAATGTCGGTGGATGACGGAATTAATGCAACACGTATGATATTATCTAGATGTTACTTTGATTACGAAAAAACAAAAGATGGATTAGATGCCTTGAGACAATATCGATGGGCAACAAATGATAAGGGCGAAGTGAAGAACAGACCACAACACGATTGGACATCTCATGCTGCGGATGCTTTTCGTTATATGGCAGTCGGATTAAACGAAACAAAACAATGGAGCAAAAAAATCGAGTATAAGCAAATAGGAATAGTATAATGGATGATTTTAAATTAAAGGCCATGATTAGCCAAGAGGTAGATAGCTCTCTCGGTTATTATGGTGGCAAACTTACAGAACAAAGAAGAAAATTTTTAGAGTATTACTTAGGTGAACCTTATGGTAATGAAGTTGAAGGAAGATCACAAGTTACTTCTCAAGATACTTTAGAAGTTGTAGAAAGTGTACTACCTTCTTTGATGAGAATTTTTACTGCGGGTGAATCCATTGTAGAATTTGTACCTGTAGGCCCTGAAGATATCGAAACAGCAGAACAAGCTACCGATTATTGTAATCATATTTTGATGAAAGATAATTCTGGTTTTATGACATTGCATACTTGGTTCAAAGATGCTCTTATTCAGAAGAATGGTTTTATTAAAGTATTTTGGAATGAAGCGATTGAAGAGAAAAAAGAAACTTATGAAAATTTAACAGAGATAGAATATCAATCTTTATTAGCAAACGAAGATGTAGAACTTATTTCCCAAACAGAACATTTAGAAAAAGAAGAAGTCATGGATGAGATGGGGAACTCTATGCCATCTCAAAAAATGTATTATGACTGTGAAGTGAGACGTAAAAAAAATGTAGGGAAAGTCCAAATTGAAAATGTACCTCCAGAAGAAATGCTTATTTCTCGTGATGCAAAAGATATTCAAACAGCAGACTTTATTGCACACCGAGTAACTAAAACTAGATCTCAACTAATTAGAGAAGGTTTTGATAAAGATGTGGTAATGAAACTTCCAGCATTTGATGAATCAGTTTATAACGAAGAAAAAACTACAAGAAGAATCTATGACGACCAAGCACCTTATGACACTGTTAACGCAGATCCTACAATGGCAGAGGTTCAAGTTACAGAATGTTATATGCGTGTGGATTACGACCAAGACGATGTTGCTGAATTAAGAAAGATTACAGTAGCTGGTCAAGGTTATGAAATATTAGATAACGTAGAAATAGATCATATTCCTTTTGCAACTATTACTCCTATCCCAATGCCACATAGATTCTTTGGTCTATCCCTTACTGACTTAACAGCAGATTTACAGTTAATTAAAACTACTGTGCTAAGACAAACACTCGACAATATGTACTTACAAAATAATGCTCGTACTATTGTAACGGATGGACAAGTAAACTTAGACGATCTATTAACATCTAGACCTGGTGGTATTGTTCGTGTTAAATCACCTAACGCAGTACAACCATTTCCTACTCCTAACTTCTTAAATCAAGGTTTGAGTATGATGGAGAAAGTCGATCAGATTAAAGAACAACGCACTGGTGTTTCTAGAACACAAATGGGTGCAGATCCAGATTTAATTCAGAAGTCACACACCACTGCTGCTTCTACAAGAGCTTTGATGAACGCAGCTACACAAAGAATTGAAATGATTGCTAGAGTCTTTGCTGAGACCGGGGTAAAAGATATGTTTAAACTTATCTATGCCAACGTAGTGAAGTATCAAGAAGCAGAACGTATTGTTAGATTAAGAGGGAAGTATATTCCTGTTGATCCTCGTTCATGGGTTTCTAACATGGATTTAACAATTACTGTAGGATTAGGTAATGCAGATCCAGAACAACGATATGCTGCACTTGCTCAGATTTTAGCAATTCAAGAAAAATTAATTCAAGTTGGTGGAATGGGTACACTTGTAGATCAAAATAAAATCTACAATACTATTTCTAAGATTGTAGAAGTTGCTGGTTATAAATCACCAGAACAATTCTTTATTAATCCAGAAAATGCACCTCCACAACCACCAAAACAAGAGCAACAAAATCCATTAGTTGGAGTGGCATTACAAGAGTTAGAATTAAATAGACAAAAAGCAATGGCAGATATTCAACTGCAACAACAAAAATTAGAAGTTAACATGGCTATTGAAAAACAAAAAATTCTAGCAGATATAGAAAAACAAAAAATTAGAAACGAAGGCGACATACAAGAAGCCTTAATCAAGAGAGGAATGAGATGATAGGAAGTGATCCTAAATACCAAGCAATTATTGATGCTTATAAATCTGGTCAATTAGCAACAACTACACCACAATACAATCCAATATACGATATTAGATCACAGCAAATTGCTGCTGGTGAATTACCTGCTGGTTCTCAATTCCCTATTCCTCAATTAGTAACAACCCCTACTACTGAAACACCTAAAGAAACATTCGATCCTTGTCCTCCCGGTTATCAATTAGTTGATGGTGTCTGTCAACCAGATACTATGTTCCAACAAGATAGAGGGGGAAATGACAAAGAACCTTACACAGGTCCTAAAATAACCAATGGTATTATTGAAGGATATGAACAAATATTATCCCCTGGTTCTGGTGCTTTAAATTCTATGGAAATGATGGAATTAGAAAAAAGATTCGGCCCTGAAATAGCAAAAGAAATGGGATTACTTAATCAAAAATATCGCAATAGAGGAGTTCAGTATAATCCAGAAACAGGAAGATTTGTAGCTATATCTCCAAAATTAGGCCAACTTGCTGGAGATATTGGTGGTGCAGTAGGAAGCATGTTTGGTGGTTTAACAGATGCTGCAATGAATTATTTAGGAAGTGGTGGATTGTTAGGAACACTATTATCTCCATTTAAAAAGAAATCAACAGATTCTAAATTAGATAATATTGTTGGATCTGGTCAATTATCAGAAGCAGAAGTTGCTAAACTATTAGATATCTTAAACAAAAATACACAACAAGTTATTCAAAATAATATAATCGACAATGTTGGTGCTCAAATGTCTGATGCAGAAGCACAAAAATTATTAGATGTATTTAAAGAAGATACTAAAATTAAAACAGAAGCATCAACTTTAGGTAAAATGGTTAAAGAAGGAACTGGATCATCTGGTGCTCCAGGTAGGAATTATTCTACACCTGCAAGAACTAGAGCAGCACAAGCTGCTAGTAAACTTGGAACAACACTAGCCACAAGAGGCCGATAATTGGATTTAACTAAACAAATTTCTAGAGGACAACGAGCTAAAGAACTATTAGAAGATCCTCTATTACAAGATTCCTTAAAAGCAATTAGGAATAAACTTGACACTGAATGGAAGAACTCACCCCTGAGAGACGTTGAAGGTCGTGAAAAAATATTCTTCCTAGTCAAGGCTATAGATGAGTTAGAAGCAATGTTAATTTCAGAAATGGAAACTGGAAAACTAGCTTCACAACAACTCAAATAACAATCATAAAAGAAAGGTAATATACCATGATAGATAATCCCAATAGGGAATCTAAGCCTATCTACAATACTGTAGATCAAGCACAATCTGCGTTTGCTAACTTGTTAAACGCCACTGACGAGAGCAGAGAGCAGACAACAGAATCAGTCGAAGCAACACAAGACGAGCCTTACGAGGCTAACGAGAGTGAAGTAGAAGCTGCCGAAGTTGAAGAAAAAAGTCAATCCGAAGATCAAACTGATGACTATAGTGAAGAGGAACAAGAAGAGGAAGCCAAATACGAAATAAAAGTAAACGGCAAACCTGTTGAAGTTACCCTCGATGAACTAATGTCTGGTTATCAACGAGATGCAGACTATCGTAGAAAGACAATGGAACTAGCTGATGAAAGACGAATCTTACAAGAGGAAGTCAACAAAGCTAAATCAGAGTCTGATATGGTGGCAAAACTACGACAAGACTATGCGACACGTCTAAGTGAGATTGAAAACTCAATGAAACCTGATGCGAATATTAATTGGTCTAGATTATATGAAGATGATCCAGATGAATACCATCGTAAAAAGATTGAAGTTGAGAATAAATCTAAAGCACTAGAAACCATTAAGGCAGAACGTCAACGTGCTCTAAAAGAACAACAAGAAGAACAAACTAAAGTATTTCAAAAATACTTAGAAGAACAAAAACAACTTCTTGCTTCTAAAGAACCAGATTACGTTGATCCTGTTAAAGGTGAAGGGTTGCGTAAAGACTTAACTGGTTATCTTAAAAAAGAAGGCTACTCAGATCAAGAGTTGAACATGATGGTAGATCATCGATCATTCGTGATTGCCAAAAAAGCTATGCTTTATGATAAGATGATGAGTTCTAGAGTCTCTGCAAAACAATCTAAACCTGTTCCTAAGATGGTTCGAAGTGGTACACAGAAAACAATCAACAAAGACAGTCAAGAAGCCAAGTCGTTAAAATCTCGCTTAAAACAAACAGGATCTATGAGAGATGCTGCAAATGTTCTTAAGCAATTCTTATAAACAACTAACGAAAGGACTAAAAAATGGCTGTACCAACAAATACAGTGTCCGCACATAACAGAGTTGGCATAAGAGAAGATCTAGAGGATGTAATTTATTCAATTTCTCCTACAGAAACTCCTTTTATGACTAACATTGCTAAAGGAACTGCGGATCAAGTAAAACACGAATGGCAGAAAGATTCACTAGCTGCTGCATCAACAGGAAACG